GGTGTGCGGTGGCCGGACGGGGAACGGGGTCCGTGCGGCCACCGCACGATCAGGGGCGCCAACAGCCGGGTCTGTTACGGCGCCGGGACGGGCACCGCCGCGTAGTCGCACGACGGCACCGGGGGCGGCGTGGTCGTTATGAAGGTGCGGCGGTGGCAGGAGCTGTCGAGCGGAGTGAGCATCGGGCCGGGTGTACCTGCAGCGTCGGTCGGCATGACGTCGTAAGGGCCGACTCCCCAGGAGCCGCCGGCCCGGGTGGAGCCGGTGATCTGCAGGGTGACGGCCTCGGATCCGATCTCCAGGTCGCCGAGGAGTCCGTTGGTGACCCAGGGCAGCAGGAAGTAGATCCACTGGCCTTCGGCGCCTTCGACGCATTCCTCGCCGAGGACTTCGGCCCACAGTTCCAAGGCGAAGCCGGTGTCGCAGCGAACCGAGCAGGTGTCGAAGCCGATGGGCTGGCCGTCGTAGCCGAGGACGACGGGGTTGCCGGTGAGGATCTCGATCAGCTCGGGGCTGACGGAGAAAACGTTCATCTCGAGGTCGAAGCCGCGGAAGGTGGGACAGCCGCGCTTGAAGCCGCAGACGCGGCCGTTGGCGGCCTTGTACTCGATGTCTTCGCCGTCGTCGCTGTTGTTGTTCATCGCCAGCGAGGCGAAGCAATCGAAGACGAAGCCGTTGTCGGGGCCGGGGATGGGGTTGCCGCACTGGTCGAGGCGCGTCACGCGCATGACGTCCGCGTTCGCGATGAGGGGGCAGGACAAGCCAGGAACCTCCTACTAGCAGGAGGCCCGGCCCAGAACCAGCGGCTCGCAAATCAGTTTATCGGTCGGCGATCAGCGTCAGACCGCCGTCGTCCTCCCGCAGGCTGATCCCGGAGCCCTCAAGGGCGTACTGCACGCGGGGCCTCCTTTCACGTGAGGAGGGCCGCGCCCGGCCTGGAGGACCGGGCGCGGCTCCGGGTCAGCCGTTCGCCGACGACGGCGGCAGGAAGCAGGGGGCGACGCGCCAGCCGTCGGGCACGCTGTCCTGCCGCTGCCCGTCCTCGTCGAGGTAGTAGATCGAGTCGTCGCAGCACACCATCCGTGTCCACGACCGCGTCTCCGGGATCACCTGGTAGAACACGCGCAGGTGCACCATGAGGCCGGCGCCGCCGCCCACGGTCTCCTCGACGTCGAGGTAGAGCGCGTTGCGGCCGGCCTTGGCGCCGGGGATGGTGTCCGGCCCGAAGGTGTAGGTCGTGCCGTTGTGCGTGGCCGTGGCGGGCAGCGGCTGCCAGGCGCCGTCGTTCAGGCGGAACGCGCGCCCGGCCTGGTCGGCGTTGAACACAGTCGCCTGCACCCGGATGGTCGCCGGGTCCGCGTTGTCCGGCAGGTCGAAGAACGCCCGCGGGTACCAGTGAGTGTTCAGCAGCGACGGGCCCTCGTTGGGCCGCGGCGGGCTCGCCTGCGCCGAGCGGCCGTCCGGGTGCGGGCTCACCCACCACGCCGGCCGTGCCGTGTCGGAGTCCCGCACCGTCCAGTCAGCGGAGAACTGGAACTGGTACATGTCGTACCAGGGCGGGTTCGCCACGCTCAGGTCCGTGGTCCACTTCCACACCGGATCGATGCTGTTGTCGTTGCGGTGCTGCTCGTTGCTGATGAACTCGCGGGTCTGCACGGGGATCTGCTGGATGCACACCTGGACGGGCTGGCAGCAGGCGTCGTTCCCGCAGGTGAGGACGGCGCTCGCGGGCAGTGAGGCCCGGGTGTTTGCGTCCACGACCGTGATGCGGCCTTGGCAGTCCGCCAGTTTGACGGCCTGCCACGGCGCCGTCTCTGTGACGACGTCACACAGCCGCTCGAAGTGCGGCGCCGGCGGGTCCCCGAACCCGACGCTCGTGAGCGTCAACCTCACAGGCTTCGAGAACTCGACCCTGATCCGGTCGCCCTGGTCGACGTTCAACTTCTTCGGGTCCGAGTTCCTGGCCAGCCCGTTACCGGCCAGAGAGCGCAGCGTCACGGTGACGCCGCCGATCGTGGCCGTGCCCACGTAGTCGGGGGCGGACTGGGTCGGGTGGAGGGGGATCGCCGGGGCGAACGCCGTGAAGTCGATCTCACCGCCGAGGTCCGCGCTCAGGAACCCGATCGCGGAGACTGACCCCGTGCTCGTGCCGTAGGTGCCCTCCCAGGAGGTGACCCGGTCACCGAAGCCCCAGGTCGGGTTGGGCGCGGTGGCGAGCCAGCAGCCCGGGTACGCGCTGCTGTTCGGGTCGAAACCGATCGGCCGGTCCGGCAGGGAGTAGGTGCACTCGTCCACCACCGTCAGGTTGCACGGCGGCTCCTGCGTGCACTGGCCGACAGTCCCGCGCACGGTGTACGGCGTGACACCGTCCAGCTCGGTGTCGGTGACGCTGGTGACCTGCCCGGTGCAGTCGCGGCAGATCCGGCGGAGGAACTGGCCGCTGGGGATCACGGTGATCGCGCCGGCGTAGTAGGTGAAAAACGTCGTGCACGCCGCGATACGGCTGCCCTTGCCGGGCTGCGTCACGAACGTCGTGACCTCGTCGCGGGTCCGGAACCTGGGCAGGTTCTCGGTCTGGGGGTCCGTCACATACGAGCACGGGTCCCCCGTAGCGGGCGGCACACGGGTCAGCAGACCGCTCGCCGCATCGTAGGAGTAGCCGTCCGGCATCTGCACGACGTCCAGCCCGGCGGGGAGCTGCGCCACGTTGCTCGGGGGGTTCGTCGTGCTTCCGATGAGGTAGACCGAGAACTCGACGATCGACGGCCTTGACAACGTGAACTTGGTGGGGGCGTCGGCCAGGTTGGGGAAGCTGTGGAGGCCCCACCAGGCGCCGTCACTGCTGCTGATCTTCGGCGGCATCGCGTTGCCCTCGCCGACCGGGCCCGCGTTGCGCGCGGTCCAGGCGATGCCGTTCGGCAGGGTGCCGGAGGAGGCGGTCCCGGTGATCGTGGCCGGGGTGCCCGCGCCGCTGTCACACAGGATCAGCGTCTCGCAGTCCTGGCACTCCGGCGCAGGCGCCGCCGCGGGGCCGATGCACGGCACGATCACCGCGTCGCCGACGATGTCGCCGCTGTTCGCATCGCGCACGGTGGGAACGCCCGTGCCCCACTCGACGTAGCCGGACCTCACGGCAGCCCCGGAGACGACCTCGATGGCGAAGTCGACCGCGGCGTTGCCGGTCAGGGTGATGACCGAGCCGTCCTCGAAGTCGAGCGCCGAGAATGCACTGGGGTTGTCGGTGACGATCCGGCCCGAGCCGCCGCCGGGCACGGTGAACGTCAGCGTGTGCGGGCCGTTCACCTGAGTGAGCGTGCCGTCCGCGTAGGTCACGCCCGGCTGCGCGCCCTCCACCAGGGCGGAGACCTGCGCGCCGCCGCAGTCCACGGTCAGCGTCGCCTCGTAGGAGGAAAAGAGGTCGATCTCCCGCCAGCCGATGTCCGGGGCGACCGTGCCCGTCGACGTCGGGAACTTCGCCAGGTTGGACAGCCGCATCCGGGTCACGCCGTCCAGGTTGCCGACCGGCGTCACGCACGGCGTGGCATAGGCGCTGTTGCTGCTGTAGGTGCAGGTGACGAGGGGGCCGGTGAACAGGACCGCGTCGGCGGCGTTGTAGAGCGTGACCGTGGCGGAGCCGATGCCGTCGTTGTCGGTGACAATGCCACCGAAGCCGTTCCACAGCCGGACGGCGGTGACGTTGTCGCGGGGCTCCGACAGCCGGTAGTCGATGACGACGGCGGTGTTCCCCTGGAACTGGTCGCAGTCGATGACGCCGGTCGGGGCGGACGGGCCGCCTGCACCGGTGAGGTCCCCGTTGAACGTGGTGTCCAGGGCGTCCTGGAGGATCTGGAAGTTCAGCGGGTTGTCGACCACACGCGCGGAGGTGAAGCGCGGCTGCGGGATGTCCGTGATCTGCACGTTGCTGCACGGGCCGTAGGAGGTCGTGGACCGGTAGCAGACCATCTCCCGGTCCGGGCCGTCCGAGGTGAGCGGCTGGCAGGCGCCGGGCGTGCCGAGGACCGTGTACGGGGTGGTGCCGTTCAGGGCGGTGTCGGTGACGGCGGTGACCGTGCCGTCGCAGGTCCGGCAGATGGTCCGCAGGAAACTGGTCGGCTCGGGGTTGAGTGTGATGCCACCGAACTGGAACGGGCCGATCTCCGTGCAGGCCGGGGCCGCAGCTCCGAGGTAGTGCACCTGGAATGACGGCACGGGGGTGGTGATGAGGAACCGCGCCGACGTGGCGTTGAGCGGGGTCTGGAAGGTCGAGCACGGCGCCTGATTGGCAGTGGCATCCACCGTGAGCCTGCCGGTTGCCGCGTCGTAGGCGTAGCCGGCCGGGAGGTTGATGACCGTGAGCCCGGCGGGGAGCTGCGCCGTAGCGGGCGTGCCGCCGCCACCGCCGCTGTAGCGCATGACGACGCTGAAAGCGACCGTGGCCGGCGAGTCCAGCTCGACCGTGGTCAGCCCGTAGGCGGCATTGGGATAGGTGGCGACCGTCCACCAGGCGCCGTCCGCGGTGTCCTTGACCGACTCGAACGGCGCATCGGCGTCGCCCAGCACCGTCCACCCGATGCCGTTCTCGGCGACGCCCTGCGCCGCGTTGTCACCCCGGATCACTCCCGGCTGCGTGCCGGACGGGGAGAGGCGGTCGCAGAGCTGGATGGTCTCGCAGTCGTCGCACTGCGGCGGGATGCAGGCGCCGACGGTGCCGGTCACGGTGTACGGGGCGCCGTCGAGCGTGAGGTCGGTGTGCCCGTCCGGCTCACCCGTCGCGCAGTCGTAGGAGTAGCGGCGTAGGAACCGGACGGGCTCGCCGCCGGCCGGGGTGTCGCACAGCAGTTCCGTGTGACTGTCGCAGCCGTTCTCGCCGGGGCAGTGCTTCAGTTCACCCTGCGGCGTGTACGCCTGGCCGGTGGCCGGGTCAACGGTGCGGGTGCCGATACGGTCGCCGCTGCTGACGTCGTACACCGGCTCCAGGAGCACCGTCTTGGCGATCGTGCCGTCGGGGAGCACGTCGCACAGGATCTCGGTCTCCACGTCCACTCTGGTGGGCGGCACCGCCTGGTTGAAGATCACGGGCTGTCCGCAGCCGCATCCGCTCACAGGTCCACTCCTGTCGTCCAGTTGATCGTTATGGCCCCGGTGGCGGCCTCGATGGTCAGCGGCCCGATGAGCCGCACGTCCACGTCCCGGGTGATGGACCACTGCGCGGTCTCGCCGTCGTGCAGGGTGCTCGTGCCGTCGGCGGTGGTGATGGTGCCGGTGCCGCCCCAGGCGGTCGCCTGCACGGCGCGCAGCGTCCCGTGCGCGGCGGCGGTCCAGCTCTGGCCGGCGGCGAGCTCGACGCGGTGCGCCTGCACGCCGATGGGCCGCTCGGGCACCGCGTCCGGGGAGTCGCAGTCCACCGGCGCGGTGGGGGTGTACGGCCCCGACAGGTCACACAGGTAGGTGCCGAGGCTGGTGACGTTGCCTGCGCAGTCCACGCCGAGCAGCTCGGTATACGTGACGTCCGCGATGCCGTCGCCGTTGGTGTCGTCGCAGCGCTCGGCCTGGACCAGGTTGGTCACCGGGCAGTCGTCGGGGCCGCAGACGCCCACGGTGCCCGTCACCCGGTAGGGGGTGACGCCGTCCAGGGTGACGTCCGCGGTGTCGAGGACGTAGCCGCTGCACGTGGTGGTGATCTTCCGCAGGAACGGCGTCGACTGCCCGTCGGCCGTGACGTCGCACAGCATCTCGAACGTGCTGCCGCACGGCTCCGGGGCCGGGGCCTCGCCGTCGTCGGTGTCGCAGTCGATCGGCGCTACGGGCTTGTAGACGTCCGCCAGGTCGCACGTGCGGGTGGCGAGGCTGGTGACATTGCCTTCGCAGTCCACCGCGAGGAGCTCGATGTACGTAGTGTCGGGCTGGCCGTCGCCGTCGGTGTCGTCGCAGCGCTCCGCCTGGATGATGTTCTGGACGTCGCAGCCGGTGTCGCATACGTCGACGGTGCCGCTCGGGGTGTACGCGGCGCCGTCGAGCGTGTAGTCCGTGTGGCCGGTGATCTGGCCGTTCTCGTCGCGCATGTAGTCGCGCAGGATGCGGCGCACGCTGCCGTCCGGCCGCGTCTCGCACAGCACGACGAGATCCTTCTCGGGTTGCGCGACGCCAGCCGGGCAGGTCGTGATCTCGCCCTGTGGCGTATAGGGCTGGCCCGTCGTCGCGTCGACGATGCGGACGCCGGACACGCCGCCGTCCGGGCTGTAGGTGTACTCGATCAGGACGAGTCCGTACACGGTGCCCGTGCCGGGGTCGACGTCGCAGAACGTGCCGGTCGTTGACACGCTGCGCGGCGTGCCGCACGCGACTACGCCTGCCGGGGGCTGGCCGGCCGAGTAGGCGCCCGTCGCAAGGTTCAGCCAGCCCTCTTGCCGGATCGCGCCGTCGCAGTCGCGGGTGACGAGGACGGCGATAGGGGTGCCGTCGGCGAGGCATAGGCCGAGCGTCGCGACGGGGGCGTGTTGCTCGGCGCAGTCCGATCCGCCGTCGCACGAGCGGACGGTGCCGATGACGACGTGCGGGGTTTCGCCGTCGACTTCTACGTCGATGTAGGCGGCGGTGCCGTTCGACAGGAACGTGAACTTTCGCAGGAACGGGCGGCCGGAGTCGTCGCAGAGCAGTTCGGTGTGGCACTGCATGGTGCCGTGCTCGCAGTCGACTGGCGAGACGGGCGTGTATGGCTCGGACGGGTCGCCCTGGTAGGTGAGGACGAGCTGGCTGGTGCCGTCCTGCTGGATGCACCACAGCTCGCTGTAGGTGGTGTCGGGCAGGCCGTCACCGGTTGTGTCGTCGCAGCGCAGGACGCAGGTTGTGGTGACGCACGTGGGGGGGCATTCGCATTCGCCTCCGCCGCCTCCCCCGGCGCCGCAGGTGCAGCCGCTGTAGGAGATGGCCATCAGCTATCCCCCTCGGGGTGGGCTTGGCGGCGGTGGGTGTTCCGGCCGCGTTCGGTGGTGAAGGTGCGCGGGCACCGGTCACAGGCGTAGGCGTCGTCGCTGGTGCGGGCGTCCTCCAGCGGCGCGAAGTCCGAACTCGGTCCGGCCCCGAATGCTTCGGGGGTGGCGACGCCCAGGAGTTCCTGGCCCGCGTCCTCGACGGGTGAGCGGTAGCGGTGGCCGTCGACGAGGGAGCCGATCAGCAGCTCCTCCGGCATGTGCGTGAACAGGTCCGGGGGGACGGCGAACTCGCTGTGGGAGCAGGTGGCTACCTGCGGGGTCTGGGCGGTCGCCCACCGGGCGAACGCTGCACGCCGCTCGGGCGCGGGCCGCACTTTGATCATCGTCAGCAGCACGTCGAGATCCTCACTGCCGCCGCCTCACAGCACGCCACCTCGATCACGGAAGTGCGCTCGGCGAGGACGTACCGGTCATTCAGGCGGGTGTCGATGCTCCCGGCCTCGGTGGGCGGGATGATGTCGAGCGGCCCGCGCCGCACCCGCACGGGCCCGGTGATGTAGAGCCAGGCCTCGCCGTCGGGTGCTTGGGTGCAGGTCGGCCCGCCGACGTTCGTGGCGTAGCCGGCGCCCATCACCACGCCGTTGCCCATCAGCGTCTCGGGGCATTGGGTGTCGCGGGTGCGGGTGACGACGTTGCAGCAGCCCAGCAGCGCTGCCGCGCCGGCAGGGATGTGCAGGATGCCTTCGCCGCCGTAGTGCTCGGCCAGCCAGCCCTCCAGCGCGGCGATGCCCTGCGCGGCCGGCAACGCCCCCGACGCGGGGGTGAGGTCGTTGTCGGCGGCCATCGTGCACAGGGCGTTCATCATGAACCAGGCCTCGAGGGCGCGCTGCTCGCCCATGCGGAGAGTTTCCGCAGCGTGCTCGACGGCCTCGTCGTAGGTCATGCCGAACGTGGAGCAGGTGGATCCGGCGTACACGGTGACCGGGTCGAATTCGCATACCCCGGGCCGGTCGAAGATTTTCGACGGGGGGTTGGGCACGGTGGGGGGCGGGCAGTCCCGCTCCCACGTGTGGGTCTCCGCGCACGACAGCGGCACGAACTGGGTGCCGTTCAGCTCGTGCAGATCGGTGACGTCTACGACCTCTACGCACCCGCCGAGGAGGCCGTAGGGGCTGGGATTGCCGCGGATGGGGGTTACGGTCTTGCGCATCCCTCCCGCCATCTGCCTCACGCCCTCTCGCTGTTCGGGCGCAGCCTCGGCCGGCAGATGGCCGAGGCTGCGCGCAAGGGGTGGGTTAGGCGGTCGGGCAGGCGACGGCGGCGCGCGGTCCGACGGAGCCGTCGGCGCACACCGGGATGGTGATGGCGCGAGCCTGGGGGCCGCGGTAGATGAGCGCGTTGCAGGACTCGAAGAAGAGGGCGGTCATGTCGTTGGTGCGCAGCAGGGTGCTGTCGTGCACCACACCGAGGTTGATCTCCGGGCCGCGGCCCATCTGGAACGCACCGGCCGGGTAGAGCAGGGCCTGCACGGTGGCGGGCCAGGCGGTGGCGGGGGTGGTGTTGCCGATCTGGGTGGGGACGGCCGGGGGCAGGCCCTTGACCCACTGGACGCGGACGCCGAGGTCGGCGAAGGCCTGCTCGACGCAGTTCTGGTTGAGGTCGCAGACGTTGACGCCGTCACGGCGGGCGATGTCGGCGAGGAACATGTTGCGCGCCCAGTAGGGCAGGACCAGTTCGAGGCCGATCCGCTCGCACAGGCTGAAGCGCTCGGTCATGTCGGCGATCTGCAGGGCGAGCGCCCCGTACACGGCGGAGAACGACGCGAAGCTGGTGGCGGTGGTGACGGGCGTGGCCCGGGTGAGGGCCTGCTGGTACATGGCGGCCTTGAGACGCATCTCGTAGGCGACCATGGCGCGCCGAATATAGAAGGTGGTCAGCTCGGGGAAGAACCGCTGGGAGAGGATGCCGGCCTGGATGCAGGCGCCGTAGGCGGTGCAGCGGACCTCGACCGGGTCCACACAGGGGATCTTGAAGCACGGCTTGGTGGGGTCACCGTCGACCGCGCTGATGTCGTCGGCTTCGGTCCACACCCACGACATCGCGGTGACGTCCAGCTCGGGCGTCATGTAGTAGCGCAGCCCGCCCCGGGACAGGTTGAGTTCGGGCAGGTCCCACAGGTTGTCCGGGCAGGAGATCTCGGTGAAGTCGTAGACGGTCTCCGAGGGGGCGCACCAGCCGCCCGACGCGACGAGGTCGCCGCCCTTCAGACGCTTCTGGTCCGCGGCCCGCATCAGCTTGGTGGTGCCCTCCTCCGGAGACCCCGCATCGTTGATGATCAGGTCCTGGGAGAACGGCAGCTGATACGACGCGGCGTAGGCCTTGCCGCCGCTCGCGACGAGCCCGGCGACCTTGGTGACGGACTCGGTCAGCCCGTCCATGTCCAGGGGCGCGCCGAGAGTGGCGCCGGGGACCTCGGCGGAGGCGACGATCGTGACGGCCGGGGTGCCGGACTGGGGCATCGGCTGGCGCGGCTGCCGCTCCCGCACCGTGGCGAGGCTGATGATCGGACGCCGCACGACGGCGGAGGACGCGGCGACCTCCTCGACGACCGGCTCCTCCTCGGTGGCGGGCTCGGCCGGCTCGTCCGTCTCGGCGGCGGGGCTGTCGTCGGTGTCGGTGACGGCTTCCTCGCCGAGGACCTGGGCGGCGAGTTCGTCGAGTTCGGCGACGGCGGCCTGGGCGGCTTCGACGCGCTGGGTCTGCTCGGCGCGCAGCGCTTCGATGCCGGTGGCCAGCTCGCGCAGGGCGGGCAGGTCTTCGGTGGTGAGGTTGGGGTCCTGGCGCCGGGCGTTGAACGCCTCGACGGCGGCGGCGAGGGTGGCGTCGAGGTCCTCGCTGCTGAGGCTGGTGAAGTCGTCGGGAAGCTGGAAGGGCTCGGACATTGCCGTGACTCCTGGTGTGATCACAGGAGCCCGGCCCAAAACCAGCGGCGTATTCGATTGTGGTGAAAGGAATCTTAGCTGCATGGGCGGGCGGTGAGCGTCAAGCCGCCCGCCCATGCAAGGTTAGGCCGAGGTAGCCGGTTCGGCGGTCTCGTCGGTCGTCTGCTCAGTCGACGCCTGCTCGGCAGGAGCATCCGGGTCCGGGTCGATCCGGGCGCGCCCCTTCTCGACCCTGTTGTATCTCCCAGCGACGGTCTGCGCCGACTCCAGATTGTGCGACTGGTAGGCCACGCGTTCCGTGCTGCCGTTGCGCACCAGAACCGTGTACAGGGTGCGGGTGGGCCCGCTGCGTGCTCGGGAGCGCCCGCTGCTGCCGCACGCGCCGCACGCCATCAGGCGCTGCCCTTCGGTACTTCGCGGACCTGTCGGCCGGCCTCGCGGGCGGCCAACGCGTCGGCCGTCGTCTTGTACGGCGTGGGGTCGCCGACGCGGTTGCCCTCAGCGTCGATCACTTCGTACTGCGTCCGGTTCTTCCCGCAGTTGCATCCCATGTCAGGCTCCTTCCGGCTGCGGTGCAGCACTGGCGGCGATCTCGGCGTGGATGGGTTCGATGCGTTCGAAGAGCTGGTCGATCTCGGCGCGCATGCGGGCGCGTTCGGTCTGCCGCTGCTCGAACGCGTCGGCGAAACGGTCGAGGAACTGGGGGCTGGTCAGCAGGTCGGCAGCGGCCTGCACGACATCGGTGGTGGGAGCGGTGTCGTGTGCCCGCCTATGCGACGGCTCGGCGGTGGTCTCGTGCTCGGCGTCCAGGGTCGCTGCGGCAGCCGTAAGCGCGAGGTTCGACCGCTCGACAACCGCGGTCGCGGCCAGGTGCGCGGCAGCGGCCAGCCGGTACTCCGGCTTGAGCGGGGAGGAGTGGCCGGGCACGGGGACGGACAGCACCGCCCGCAACTGCCAGCGCCCGTCGCCACCTTGCGTCATGTGGTAGCTGGGCTGGCAGGCGCGGAACACGGACAGGTCCCAGGACGACAGCCACGGGGCGGCGGCGCCGGAGAACCACATGCCGCCGGCGTTCATGCCGACGGTGACGATGCCGGCGACGGTGCGGGTGTCGTCGAACTGGCAGGCGGCGGTTTCGCATTCGGCGCCGTCGCGGTGGTGGCCGACGTTCATGGTGATCGCGCCGACGGCGATCTCGGACCCGTCATCGAGGGCGAATCGGGCGCGCAGGAAGTGGCTGGTGTCGATTTGCCCGAGCTTGTCGATCATCACTTTGCGGCCGTGGACCGCATGCGGCACGCCCGCTTGGGCGACCCAGCCGTAGATGCGGCCGTCCTTGTAGTGGACACCGCCGCTACCGGGCGGCAGCTCGGCCTCGGTGGGCTCGGCGAACCATTCGGCGGGCATCGGGTCTGCCTGCTGCATGACCTGCCAGGCGGAGGCTTCCAGCTCGCTCATGTCGCCGTCGTCGTCGCTGCTGTCGTCGTTCCACGGTGGCCGGATGCTCGGGTCGTCGAACGCGGCAGCCAGGCTCTCGTAGAGGTCGTCGACGCGTTCGCGGATCTGCTCTTGCTCGTCCTCGGGGATGTCGACGCCGCCGCGCGCACCGGACAGGGCACCGGCGACGGCGTACACGCCGCTCGCGACCACTTCGAGACGTGGGCCGTCACCGGTGTCGAAGACGTCGGCGAAACCGAGCTTGTAGGCGGTGAGTGTCGCTGGATCGGCGTCTGGGTCGCGGTAGAGGAAGGCCCGGCCGAGCGCTTCGGCGTCGACCGTGCCGTCGTCACCGGTGGCCCAGTCGAGGACGCGGGAGGCAGCGGCGTCGCCGTCCCATTCGGCGTCCCGGTCGGTGTGCACGGGCAGGCCGAGGTCGCCGGAGGCCGCCGCGATCATCTCCCCTTCGGGGATCGACGAGGGGGCGGTGTACAGGCCGCGGCCGATACGCAGGACCCGGCCGTCGTGGACGGCGTCCCGCAGGTGGCGTTTGGTCGTCGACACGGTCAGGCCGAGGGCGTCGGCGACCTCCCGCGCCCCGACCGGCACCGGCGACGTGCAGACGTGGCCGATGACCCGTTCGAGGTCGTCGCCCGCCGCTGCGGCTACTTCCGTGACCGGCTCGTCCTCGTCGGCTGGTTGCTCGGCGGTGGGGTCGAGGACGATGCGGGCCTTGTCGTAGGCGGGCATGGCGACGAGGGTGGCGCCCCTGACGCGGGCGCGGGTGATGCGCACGAGAAGGTCGCCCGAGTTCTCGGTGTGGACGACGGTCCCGGCCTGCGGGTTGTCGGGGTCTCCGGCTGCCGCGGTGAGCGCGCCGGGGAAGAGGGTGCGGGCGGTGTCGGCGGGGATGCGTCCGCCGGGCCCGGAGATGACCGACGTTGTCCGGGTGCTGCGCTGCATTGCGGCGCCGGATGCGGTCCACTTGGGGGCGCTGCTCGCGGTGATCATCCATCCGCCGTCGTGCAGGGGCAGGACGGATGCGCGGGCGTAGGAGGCGGCGGCGAGGACAAGGCCGCCGTCCTCGCCCTCACCGCTGGTGTTGTCGACCAGTTCGACGCTGACGTCGTCGAGGTCGACGGACACGCCGAGCGGCGCCTCTTGCCGGAGCAGCATCGCTGCCTCGGCGCCTGCACGCTGCATCAGGTACAGGACGCCCGTGCCGGTGAGGCGCGGGCCGTCGATGTCCATCTCCTGGATGGCGCCCGCGAGTTCCGCGCCGTCGTGTCCGGCTCCCATCTCGTCGGCGTACTGCAGGGGCCACGGCCCGCCCTCCCAGTAGAGGGAGTCCTCGGCGAAGACTCTGCCGTCGCCGGTCTGCTGGCCGATGAACGCGAGGGCCGCGTCCCCGGGGGTGGACCAGGTGAGGATCGGTGGCGGGTCGTCCGCCGCGGCGGCGGTGGTGTGGGATTCGCGCACGGGGTTTCCCTCTCCTGCTGGGCTGGTGGCGGCGCTCTGCTCGGTGTCGGCCCGTGCGAGGGCGAGGACACAGCGGCAGTTGACGGTTAGGGCGGCTGGGGCGGTGGGGTCGCCGGGGTAGGCCATGTCGACGCCGCCTACGGTGAAGGGCTCGTCGAGGAGTTGCAGTTGGGCGTCGGCGTCGGCGTGCACGTCGCGGACGCGCTGGTCGTGGCGGGTGATCCACTGTTTGACGAGGGGCCGGTCCGGGCCGGTGAGCGCCTGCGCGGCTGCCAGGGTGGCCGCGTTCCAGGCGCGCGTGGACTCGGTGCGGGCGATGCGTTCCTCGCGGGTCTCGCCCAGCTGGGTGCCGTCGGCGGAGAACAGGGCACGCAGCCGGGCCCGAAGCTGCTCGGTGTCTTCGCCTGCGTCGAGGCCTTCCGCGAGGGCAGTGATGGCGGCTTCGGTGAGCCGGTCACCGACGGCGCGCAGCAGGTGCTCGGTCTGCTCGGCGTAGTCGCCGAGGGATGGCGGGAGGGTGTCGTCGTCGTACCGGCCGGGCAGATCATCCCAGTCGTCGGGCAGCTCGGCGTCGACGCTGGTGGCGGCCTGCTGGCCTGCGGTTTGGGCGACGCGGAAGAGGCGCCGCATGATGCGCGGCACCCGCTGCGCCCACATGGCGGTGATGCGGCTGAGGGAGAACCGGGCGGCAACGATCTCCGTCGCGTCCTCCAGCTCGGCGGCGATCTGGTCGACGAGTTCGTCGAGGACGGCACGGACCTCGTCCGCTACCTGCTGCTCGCTCTCCTCCAAGAGCTGAGCGAGTTCGTCATCCACGATCGGCCTCCTCGAACTCCGGGTTGTCGTGGACCTCGCACCACGCGTAGGTCTCACGCCGGGTGACGCCAGCCCAGGTGAGGAGCAGCAGGTGGGAGACGAGCAGGGTGTAGGCCTTGCAGGTCTTGCACCATTGCGTCGTCGGGTCGCTCATGACGGGCGTCACCGTGAGCGGCGTCTGCCTGTTCATGCCGCGCTCGCCTGGCAGGGGTGGCGCATGATGCGGGCGGTGTCCTCGAAGCTGTGGGGCATGCGGGCGGCGATCAGGGCGCGGGCGTAGTCGTCGAGCTGCCGCGTCAGACAGTCCGGGTCGAGCCCGTACCGTTTCGCGATTTCCGGGACCCGCGCCCACACCCCGTCGAAGAGGCGCCACTCGTCGACCAGCTCAGGGTCGACGGGGTAGGCGGTGTGGAGTTCGGCGGGCGCGATCTCGCGGGCGCGGGCGCGCTCCGGGCGCGGGCACACGGGCCGGTTCCGCAGCCGGGTGCCGGCAGCGTAGAGGGCGTTGTAGATGATGCCGTCGACGGCGGCGAGCACCTCGGCCGGAAGGTTCAGCGAGGCGGGGGTCGCGGCGGCCGGCAGGGTGTCGGGCAGGTCCTGGGTTTCGCTCACGGGGAGAGTGGTCACGGTGCTGTCGCCTTCGTTGTCGGTCGCCTCGTCGTCGGCGTCGCTGGCTGGTGCGGTGGGGGCGTCGGCCTCGTCGAAGCCGGTCTCGCGGCGGGCCGCGGCAGCCGAGATCAGACCGGCTTGGAACGCTTCGAGGGCGGTGGCGGCGCGGTTGGCCTGGACGCGGAGTTGGCTGGTGTCGTGCCAGACGAGCCACTCGGCGGCGTCGGTGGCGCCTTGGGCCTCGAGGAGGGGGCGCAGCCACTGCGTGGTGAGGGCGTTCGAGACGAGGGTGAGGCGCGGCTCGACGCCGAGACGGACGCCTTCGGCGGAGGCGAGCCAGGCGCCCCAGTGGTTGAGGCCGCCCATGCCCAGGAGCACTTCGGGCGGGGTCTCCAGGCCGGTGGCGAAGCGGCGGATGCACTCGTCCCGCAGCTTGATGGCGATCTCGTCGAAGTCGCTCTCGAACTTCAGGTGCTGGATCTGTCCGATCATCTCCCCGGGGACCTGCAGGATGATCGGCACCGTGCCTGCTGCGGACTCGGGTTCGCGGTAGGCCGTGGACGCGACTTCCATGAACACGTCGACGAGGTCGTCTTGCGCTTCCTGGCCGGGCGCGGTGGGGAAGGTGACGCCGTTCGGGAAGAGGAGGACGCCGCGGCCGACGAGCCGGGAGCGGGCAGCAGCTGCCACGGCGGCGTTGAGGAGCCGGAGTTCCTCAAGGACGACCAACGATGAACGCACGGGGCTGTCGGCTTCGATGTGCCTGCGGGGGTGGGGGTCCCACACGCGGATCGCGACCGGAGTGTCGGGGTCGGCCGTTGCGTCGGGGTCGTAGGGCGGGATCTCGACTTCGTCGCCGTCGATCTCCGCGGTCATGGTGCCCTGCTGCTGCTTGACCTCGGCGACGGACAGCACCCGCCAGTCCGCGTCACCGGTGTCTGTCGGGCGGATGATGATCCATGCTTCGCCCGCGACGACGAGGTGCGGGCCGAACTCGGCGAGGAACTGGGACTGTCCTCCGGGCCCGCCTGCGATTTGGGAGACGATCTCTGCGGCCGGGTGCCCGTCGGGGGCCTTTTCGATGGTGCCGTCTTCGAGGCGCCGGCCAGCGTAGAGGCGGGCGCCTCCCATGGCGTTGCCGATCCAGGTGGCGGCGAATCGGACTTCGGGGATGACGCTGAAGAGGTCCCAGGCTTCTTCCTGCCAGCCGCCGCCACTGCTGGTTGGTTTCTGTCGGCCGAGCTTACGGGAGGTGAAGCGGGTGGCGGCGGCGGTGAGTTGCCGGATCACGACGCGTCCATGGTGTCGTCCCGCCGGTTCAGCAGGGCCTGTATGCCTGAGATCGCGAGCCAGAGGAGACCGAACTGGACGAGCAGGTTGTCGCGCCAGAACCACCATGCGGTGAGGACGGCACCGGAGAGCCAAAAGCCAAAGCAGTAGATGCAGGAGATCAACTGCATGAGGAATGTGCGGGGCTTGCTGTCGATCTTGGCGGTGTGCCAGGTGGCGAGGCGTTGCCGGACGGGGTCGAGGATCGTGTCGTGGACGCCGAGTTGGGTGGCCCGGTAGGACGCGGCGCCGAGGAGCGCGAGTTCCGGGATTGAGATCAAGGCCGCCCCCTGCTGAAGATCCTGCGGTATCGGCGACCACTATAAGCCGATGGCCGGAAAATCTTCTGTCGGTGAACCTTCGGGGCGGAGTATTTACAGGTGGAGGGTGGGGTGGGCGGCTACTTCCCGAAGATCGGCCGCGCGTACCGGGACCCGCCCGCCGTCCGCTGGGACGGACCGCGCCGCGTAGGCGACTGCACCTGCCCTGCCCCCACCAGGTCCACCGCGGCGACCATGTACCGCATCGCGTCCACGCCGTGGTCGTCCTGCTTCAGCGGCTGCTCCTTCAACCCCCCTGCCGCGCCCGGCTTGACCGCCCACACATAGCCGTTGATTTCCTCGGCGGTGGACGTCGGCTTGCCCGCGTCGGCGAGGTCCTGGTCCCGGTCGACCACGGAGTCCCGCAGGATGAACAGACGCGGCTTGCCGTCGCCGGCCGGGCGGATCCGGGTCTGCACGGCCTGAATGCCTGGGGAGACCGTCTTCTTCGCGGCGGTCGTGACGAGGCCGGAGTGCCTTTCGAAGGTGGCCCGGTCTTCGGCGTCGTGGTCGCAGACCACCGCGACCGGGTACGGTTCGCCGGTCTCGCCGATGATCCGCTTTACCTGCTTGGCGTGATCCTCGGCGAGCACCCGTGTCCTGTAGATCTCCCGGTACAGGTACAGGCGCCCATCCCCGTCCTGCGCCCACCACTGGATCACCATGGGGTTCGTGAAGCCGAAGTCGATCGACATGTACCGCTGCCAGGCGTCTGGGATGTCAAACCGGTCGACCACGTGGACGGCGTCCTGCCACTCGTCGTAGATGACACCCTCGGCACTGACCCACTTGCCCCACCGCAGACGCTGGTAGCGCGGCCCGGTGAGGCTGTCCAGGCGTGCCAGGTATGCCTTGCCGTAGTCGGTCCATTCGCCGCCTTGGTAGAGGCGGGGGTTGTCTTCGTGACGGCTGTAGAGGATGCGGCACCGGCCGGCGTCCGCCCGAAGTTTCAGGTGGTGGGATGGGGGGCCGGGGTTGGTGCACATGATCAGCCGCTGGAGTGGGAGCACTCCGTTGCGGAGACGGGACACGATCGTGTCGAGGTCTTCCGCTGTCACCTCGATCGCTTCATCGACCAGAACAAGATCAAACTCGGTCGAGAGCAACTTCGTTGGCCGATCAAGCCCACCGACCACAATGACACTGCCGTTGGCGTACCGGTAACTGGCGGGCTCCTGCGCCGAGCCACCGAAGAAGTGCAGCAGGCCGGCAGCGATGGCTTCCTTCGCGACCTTCTCCCGGAAGCTCACCAGCGTCGATGACGTGAGCGACGCGTGCGTCTTACGGACGATCAGCGCCCGGGTGTGCGGGTTGTCCAGGCACTGCAGGTGGACATACATGAGGGCGCCCACACTCTTGCCCGTGCCGGCCGCGCCCGAGAGCAGCACCTCGGTATCTGTGGAGCGGAAGAGTTCCCGGACGGCGCCGCGGGCTTCGAACGTGATGGTGTCAGGCATCGGTTACGTCGTCCGCGAGGCCGACGATTTCGTATCGGACGCCGCCGGCTACGTCGATTTTCTGGCGTGCGTCGAGGCCGAAGAGGCGCCGGTAGCTTTCGCGGACCTTGACGAGTCGGTCGATCGCGGCAAGTTTCGGCCCGTGATCTGGCAGGGGGTTGCCGTCTTCGCCTTTGACGATGTGTCCGTGGGACACCATGACGTGGTCGCGGTGGAGGACGTCCAGGGCTTCCTCGTAGAGGCTGTCGAGGCGTGCGGCTTCCTGCTGGATCAGGGCTTCGGCGGGGCCTTGGACGATTTCGCGGAGGGCGCGTTGGATGGCTTGGCGGGCGTTGGATTTGTCGGTGTAGCCGAGTTCGTTGGCGATGTCTTGGAGTTTCCAGCCTTCGGCGCGGAGTTGGGCGGCGCGGGCGTCACGTTCCGCGGTTTCGGGGGTGCGTATGTAGCGGCCTTTGCCGTCTCGGGCGTTGTCGGGCGGTGAACTCATGGGTGCCGCCTCCGCTCAGGGGGTTACTGGTTGATCACATCAGATGGTAACGATCCGTGGCGTGGCTGGTGGGTGGGCATGCCTGTGGGCCCGCACCAGACGGCGCGGGCCCACAGGGTGGGGCGTTACATCTGTCGCCAGGGTTGGCCGCTGCGTTCTTCGTATCAATCCTTCCTTGTGGCCCATCGCTGCCATGCGGCGAGTCCGGCGACGGCAGCTTTCTCGCGGGTGGTTTCGGGTTGACGGGAGGCACTGCCGGTGGGGAGCCACCACGTCCACCCGTTGCGGCCCGCGCGGGAGGTGCCGCCGTAGGACGGGGCGATCACGACGAGCACCTCCCCGTCGCCGATGACGACGTGCCAGTGCCGGGAGTCTCGCCAGTCCGGGGCCTTCACCAGCTTCGCGGCTTCGATGATCTCGCGGGCACGGCGGGCAGACATCGGGCCGCGGGTCACGGCGCGCTCCGCATCGTCACGAGGGTGACCTTCTCGGCAAGCACGGATTCGTCGCCCTTCCGGTAGCCGGGCCGGAAGACGCTGATGGTGTACTCGCTGCCGCCAGGCTGCTCGCTCAGTATCAGGATCTCGCGCATGCCCTCCTTCACCTGCTCCAGTGCCTCCCTGGGGGTCGCCGAAGCGACGGGCACAACGAGCGGCTTCCCGGTGCGGCCTTCGACGGTGACGTGCACCTTCCAGACGTTCATGAGTCCTCGTCTTTCGTCCAGTACAGGCGGTCGTAGCGGGCGGCTTCGGCGGGGGTTTCCTCCCACCAGCCGGGCGCGGGGCCGGGCTCGATGAGCGGCGTTTCGTCCGTTGTCATGCCCGCACCTTCCTGGGCGTCTCGTTGCGGGCGGCGATCAGCGCCTGGCGGTGGTTCTCCATGGCGGATTCGCGGTCGTTGGCGCGCTTGGACGAGTGGTCGATGACGTACCCACCGATCGCCATGCCGACGTGCCGCTTGTCCGGGCTGTCGTCGAAGATCACGGTGTTGTAGTAGTCGGCGGCGATACGGATCGTGGAAACGGTCAGCTGCTTGTCGCCTGCGATCACGGGCCGCTGGGCGACGATCTGCGGAACGCTCACGGGGTTCTCCTGTCGGTTCAGGTCGGGCGGGACAGCCCGACAGGCGGGGCTAGGCGGGGGTGAGGGATCGGGCGCGGACGCAGGCCGCGGCCACCGTGTCGGCGCCGTCGACGAGCTGGAAGCGGGCCGTCCCGAGGATCGGGTCGTCGCAGTTGAGGCAGGTGCACGGGTACGCCCGGTAGGTGCCGTGGAGGCTGGTGAGGCTGCCGGTGTAGCGGACGAGCACGCCCGGCTCCCAGGCGATCATCGGGTTCAGCATGGCGGGCTCCTAGGCGGTGGTGCGGTTGGCGAACCGGGCGAGGTCGGCGACGAACTCGGCGACGAGCTTGCGCGCCTCGTCCTCGTCGTCGGCGATCCAGTGGTAGGCGGGGTCGGTGCGGGGCGTGTCGGGGTCGTCGAAGGGGTTGAGGGTGAGGACGAAGCCCTCGACGAGGTAGCGACCGTCGGGCAGGGCCTGGGCGGCGACGAAGCCACCCGGGCACGGGGTGAACGCGGGGAAGGCCGGCATTGCGGGCTCCTTGCAGGGGATGCGGTTCGTCTGGTGCGCCGTGAAGTTGGTTTAGGCGGCCTCCGTGTAGGCGGCCTGGAAGAAGTCGGGGCGGGCGAGGTGCTTGGTCTGCTTGTAGGTGGCGAGGCCGATGTAGAGGGCCATGTCGAAGGGCGAGTAGACGTGGACGTGAATCCAGCGGCCGGTGGTGCGGTGGCGGACCCAGCAGCGGACGGGCTCGGTGCCGGTGGCGGCGACGTGGGCCTTCTTGACGTGCCGGCCGTACCAGGCCTGGTAGCCGTCCTTGAGGTCGCTGGCGCCGAGCCGGTCGAGGATGTCGCCGGTGCGCACGAGCTGGCCGGCTTCGACGGCGACGATGATCTGGCCGCTCAACGCGCGGTAGCGGAGGGCTTTCGGCATGGTCATCGCGGTGTGGTGGGTGCGGCGGATGACGGTGAGGGCGCGGGCCTTCAGGTTGCTGCGGCGGGTGCGGCTGGTGCGGATCATGCGGGTCCCCCTCGATGCGACTTACCGCCTTGCGATGTAAACAGAGTAGGCACACTCAGTTCTCACGTCAACTCAGTTGGCCATATCCGTAGGCAAACCTCGGTGGCATACTGAGTCCATGAAAAAGCCGCAGACAGACGAAGAGAAGATCGAAGAGATCCGCATGCGCGCCCAGCGCATGGCAGACGACAAGGCCCGCATCTTCGAGCTGATCCCGGAGGTCTTCCCTGAGAAGAGGGGTGAGCCAGCCGTGCGCGGCCGACTCACCGCAGTCGTTGAAGCCTCCGGCTACACCCGCGAGTACGTCGCCCGCATCCGCGACGGGAAGGTGAAGCCATCTTGAACGCGCGCGCGGTCGAGGCCGCGTTCCGAAGGGCGCAGAATCGGCACTCGAAGTCCGGCAACATCTGCCATCACTTCACGTATCACCAGCTCACCTGCGACGACTACGACAGGCTGCACGCTCGCGCTGGCGGAAGTTGCGAGATCTGCCGCACCCCCGCCCAAGCGACCGGTGGGCGACGGCTCGTGGTGGATCACTTCGAATCGACGCGTCCCTACCTTCGGATCATCCGAGGGATGCTCTGCGATGCCTGCAACTCCGTCATGTCATGCCTCGATGGAACCAAGAAGTGGGGGCCCAGGCGAAGCGAACTCGAACCCAAGGCACGCGAGTACCAAGCGCGAGTCTTGCGGGACCTTCCCCTGTCTCAGATGGAACTGATCGCGCGGATACAGGAACGGCGGCGGGAGCTGCTCGCCGCTCCCCTCGCCTAGCCTGACTTCCCGTGTTCTGCCCCGCCCCTGCTCGGGTGCGGGGCAGACTGCTGTCATGGCGATTCGGGTGAGCGTGCAGGCGGCGTCCGAGGATGAGTGCGCGGAAGGGCTGGCGCGACTGGTGGATGCCGGCTTCCGGCCGACTCTGCCGCCGCGGTACATGACGGATGGCCGGTGGCTTGCCCGCGCCGTACCCGCACCCAACGCGAAGGCCCCGACCGTCGATGACGGCCGGGGCCTCGAAGTTGCAGGCTGATCAGACGGCGCTCTTCTCGCGAATGTCGTGGACGAGCCCGAGCCCGTCGACCTCAACGACCGTCCCGCAGTCCCCGCACACATACTCGAGGTGCCCCTGAATATGGGCGGGCTTCGGGTCCATCGGCCCATAGCAGCAGTCCGGGACGGCGTCGTCGATGTGCATGCCCGGGTCGAGCTCCATGCCGTAGATCGTCGGCTCCATTAGGACCACTCCCAGTTTTGTCCGGCGCGGGCTGCGCGGTGGGCGGCGTCGGCGAGTTCGGCGGCGAGTTCGCCCCATTCGGTGTTCATGGCGCGCTGGCCGGCGGCTTTTTCGAGGAGGTCGCCGATGCGGGCGGCTTCGTAGGGCGGGATGACGGCGATGTCGGCGAAGCGGCCGTCGAACAGGTGGCTGATCTCTCGCCATTCGCTGCTGGTGAGTGCGTGGGCGAGGTGCTGGCCGAGGTTGGCGATGGTGAGCGCCGATCGGGTGCCGCGGACTCCGTGGCTGATGCGGATTCCCATCAGAGGCCCCTCCTCGCGGCCTTCTTGAACCGCTTCGGGAGCTGCTTCTCGGCGTCGATGACGGCCTGGTTGAGGCGCTGGTAGGCGGCAGTCTCGGTGACGATCCCGGCCGCGGCCTCACGGGCGGTGTTCTCGGCGAGGTCCGCCTTGGCGCGCTGGTAGGCGGCGATCAGCCGGTTCTCGTCGGCGTAGACGTTGAGCTCGTCGGGTGTGGGACTGGGCATGGGTTTCTCCTGAGTCTGGCGGGTGTGGGTGGCGTGGGGTGGGGTTTCTGCGCGGTGACCGGGCAGGGTGGGGTTCACCGGCGGGTGTACTTGCGTTCGGCGTCGGCGATGGCGGCGGCTTCGGTGGTGGCGAGCGCGGACTTGACGACGGGCCGGCCGGTGACGCTGTCGACGATGGCGGCGAACCAGGTCTTGCCGTTGGTGGTGGGGTTGTCGATGTGGCCGTGGGTCTGGCCGGTCTCGAGGGTGTGTCCCGGCTTGAGGGTGATGGCCATTGCGGTTCCTTTCGGTGGGTGGTTAGAGGCCGCGGGTGTGGGCGAGGTCGGCTGCTTGCGTGAAGGCGAGGAGGACGGGAGCGGGGCTGGTCTGTTCGACGTTCCAGCTGGGGATGGTCTCGGCGTCCCGGTAGTGGCGCTGGATGGCGTCGAGGAGGAGCACGCAGGCGTCGTGTGCCTGGTCGCGGCTGGAGGCTTCGAGGCGGATGGCGCGCATGGGGCAGACGGCGCCGGTCTCGTCGTAGAGGGCGGTGCGGCACCAGCCGTCGGTCTCGAGCCGGGTGCGGGCCCGGTGGAGGAGGTCGGCGATCGGCGTCCGGTACGGGCCCGGGGTCGGGGTGAGCGGGACGACTTCGGCG